GCCCCAAGGACCGCCCGCTCGCAAACGACTTCGTCTCGGACGAGGCCTTCGACGAGATGCTCCTGGCCTGGTTCGGGAACATTGCCCGCGTGCTGCAGCCTGGGCACTCGTTCTACATCTGGGGCGGTTACGCCAACTGCGCAAACTACCCACCGGTGCTGAAGGCCTGTGGTTTGTACTTCAGCCAGGCGGTGATCTGGGTGAAGGAGCACCCCGTACTCACCCGCAAGGACTTCATGGGTAACCACGAATGGGCGTTCTACGGCTGGCGCGAGGGCGCGGGGCACAAGTTCTATGGGCCGACGAACGCCGTGGACGTCTGGGCGGTCAAGAAGGTCAACCCGCAGAGCATGGTCCATCTGACCGAGAAGCCGGTCGAACTGGCCGTCCGCGCGATCCAATACTCGTCGAAGCCGGGCGAGAATGTGCTCGACCTGTTCGGCGGCAGCGGGTCCACGCTGATGGGCGCCGAACAAGTGGGCCGGCATGCCTTCCTCATGGAACTCGATCCCGCCTACACCGACGTGATCGTGATGCGCTGGCAAGAAGCCACCGGCCAGAAGGCCACGCTCGACGGGGACGGCCGCACGTTTGACGCGGTCGCCGCTGACCGCGGGGCCGCCCGGGATGAGTAGGCGGTGGCCAGGCCAGCGAAGAAGGAGCTGATCTCCCAGCGCGAGTACGCTCGGCGGCGCGGCGTGACCCACGTCGCCGTTCAGCGTGCCGTGAAGTCAGGGCGGATCTCCACCGTGGGCGGCAGGATCGACCCCGCGTCTGCGGACCAGCAGTGGCAGGAGAACACCGACCAGAGCAAGCCGCGCAATCGGATCACCGGCAACCCGAAGCAGACCAAAACACCGGGTGAGCCGTCCGAACCCATGGATCTGGGCGCGGCCGACGAGGTCATCGGTGGGCCGTCTACTGCCAGCGGCTACGCCAAGGCCCGCGCCGCTCGCGAGCTGTACCAGGCGCAGCTGGCGAAGCTCGAACTGGACCGCAAGCGCGGCACGCTCGTGCGTGCCGACGAGGTCCGCCTCGGCGCATTCAACATGGCCCGCAAAGCACGCGACCAGTTGATCGCCCTGCCCGAACGCCTGGCCAGTGTGCTGGCTGCCATCCAGGAGCCCGCCGAGGTCCAGCACATCCTCGAGGAAGAGATCGAGCGGATCTGCCAGGAGATCGCGGATGCCGAACGGCCGTGACGTCTACGAGGCCGCCTACCGGGCGGGCTGGCGGCCGGAGCCGCGACTGACGGTCAGCGAATGGGCCGACGAGCACCGCGTGCTCGGCAACCGCTCCGGTCATGCGGCGGTGCACTGGCACACCGACACGACGCCGTACCTGCGCGAGATCATGGACGCCCTTGGGCCGCGGTCGCCGGCACGCCGGGTCGTCTTCATGAAGGGCTCCCAGCTAGGCGGCACCGAGGCCGGCAACAACTGGCTCGGGTTCGCGATGCACCACGCGCCCGGCCCGATCCTGGTTCTGCGCCCCACCGTGGACGAGGCCAGGCGGTTCAGCCGGCAGCGCCTGGACCCCATGATCGCCACGACTCCGGTGCTGCACGACCTGGTCCGCGAAGCGCGTGCCCGCGACGGCGGCAACAGCCTCCTGATCAAGGAATTCCCCGGCGGGGTCCTCTTCCTGACTGGCTCGAACTCCGCGACGGGCGTCAAGTCGATGCCGATCCGCTGGCTCTTCTGCGACGAGATCGACGAGTACCCCGGCGACGTGGACGGGCAGGGCGACCCGATCGCGCTGGCTGAGAAGCGGACCACCGGCCCGCTCTACTCGCGCCGCAAGGTATTCCTCGTCTCGACGCCCACGATCAAGGGCATCTCCCGGATCGAGCGGGAATTCTTGGCCTCGGACCAGCGACGGTTCTTCGTCCCCTGCCCTGAGTGCGGCCACTACGACTGGATGCGGTGGGAGAACATCCGCTGGCGCGACGACGATCCCAAGACCGCGACCCTGGCCTGCGTCCATTGCGGCGTCCTGATCGAGGAGCGGTTCAAGACCCAGATGTTCGCTGCCGGCCAGTGGCGGCCCACCGCCAAATGCAACGGCGAGACGATCGGGTTCCACCTCTCCAGCCTCTACTCGCCGCTGGGCTGGCTGCCGTGGTCGGCCACCGTCGCCGAGTTCCTGGAATCGAAGGACAACCCACTCCGGCTGAAGAACTGGGTCAACAGCGTGCTGGGAGAGACGTGGGAAGAGCGCGGCGAGACCGTCGACCCCGACAGCCTGCTGGCCAGGGCGGAGCGGTACGAAGCCGAGGTGCCCAGTGGCGTGGGTGTGCTCGTGGCCGCGGTCGATGTCCAGGGCGACCGCCTCGAGTGCGCGGTGAAGGGATACGGCGCGGCCGAGGAGTCTTGGCTCGTCGCCTTCTCCCAGTTCCATGGCGACCCGGGGCGGGACCAGGTCTGGATGGATCTCGACCGCTTCCTACGGACGGAGTTCACGCACGAGAGCGGCCAGAAGGTCTCGATCTCCTGCGTGGCCGTCGACAGCGGCGGCCACCACTCCGAGCAGGTCTACCGGTTCTGCCGCGCCCGGATTGAGCGGCGCGTGTTCGCCGTGCGCGGCGGCTCCGAGCGCGGCAAGCCGCTGGTCGGCCGCCCGTCCGATCACAACCGCTACCGGGCAAAGCTGTTCACCCTCTGCGTCGACACCGGCAAGGAGATCGTCTACTCGCGTTTACGCATCGGGTCGCCGGGACCCGGCTGTTGCCATCTGCCCGAGTGGATCGACGCCGAGTACGTCGCCCAGCTGACCGCCGAGAAGGCCATCCGCAAGTGGATCAAGAATCGCGGCACGGTCCGTGAGTGGGTCAAGACCCGCGACCGCAACGAGGCGCTCGACCTCGAGGTCTACTGCTTGGCTGCCCTCTACATCCTGGGCCCGTCGTTCGTGAAGTCCCTGCCCGAGCGGGCCGCCGCGCTGGCCCACCGGCGCGAGACGCCGGCGGTGACCGAGCCGGAGCCGTCCGCGCCAATGCCACGGCGCCGCGGGTGGATCGATGGATGGAGGGGATAGCCCATGAGTTGGCGAGAAGTGGGGACCACGCCGAGCTGGGCGAGACGCGCTGCAAGGAGCGCCCCGGCGTGTCCCACCGACGAGAGATCATATCCGGCGCATGCCGAAAGTTCAACTATCGAAAACCTCTGCGGGGTACATCGAGCGCGCCGGGGGCGCGGTCTTGCGGCCGCCAATCCGGCGCCACCGGCGGTAGGGCCCCTGCCGGGCCTCCCTGCCGCCAGGATCTGGCCCCAAACCGCAGATCCTCGCGCCAACCGCAAACTGCTGCAAACAATGCATTTATCTTCTGTTTTGCCTTCCCATTCGGCCCAGAAAGCTCGTCACTGTAAGTGCGGCGGGCACGGGGCCCGGCGCCTCGAAAGGAGAACATCATGACGGTCAACGAGATGATCGAACGCCTGCAGGAGGCCGCCGAAGGCGGATTCGGCGAGTGCGAGGTGCGCCTCGCCTCCCAGCCCAGCTGGCCGCTGCAATTCACCGTCGCCGGGATCGCCACGCCGGACGACGAGTCCCGCGCCCAAGGCGAACCCGACGAAGAACCGGATGACGCCGCCTCGGTGGTCTACGTGGTCGAAGGCGGCCACCCCGATGGCGACTCCCCCTACGCACCCGCCTGGGCCTTCGCCGCGGCGCAGTGAGGAGACTGGAACCCATGGCAATGAATCACGACCGACCCTCCCGGCTTCGCTTCAGCGACGGGATGGAGTTCGACGTCAGCGGCGACCTGCGAGTCATCCACCGCCGCGACGGCTGGTACGTCGTCGGCCGCGGCATGCTCATCCCGGTCGCCGATCGCGAAGAGGGCGACAGCGTGTTGGCCCAGATGAAGGACGAAGGAGGCGACAACGATGCGCTACGGACCTGACGACAAGTTCTGGGTCGTAGTCGACCCGAAGCCCAACAGCGCCCTCGACGACCTCGTGTTCGAGGCCTCGCTGCGCGACCTCGATCTGCAGTTCCGGGGCGGCCTGCAGATCGATGAGAACCCGACCCTGTTCACCGACCGCCAAGAGGCGCGCCTGGAAGCCTACGGGCGGCTGACCGCGATGCGGGCCAGCCAGGCCATCCTGCGCGCCGGCCGCGAGAACCCCGACACCCGGATCGACCGCGTCGAGATCTACGGCGCTGACGGGACGCTGGTGTTCGCGG